ATTTCAATCAAGGATAGTAAAATTCTTGATTGAGCATAAAAAAAGACTTGGCAGCATGAGCTACCAAGCGACATGAAAAACAAAAACATTCAGCGCGTAATCGACTAAAGTACATGTATAGTGTACCTTTATTTAGGTTAAATGTCTATTGATTTGTCATGAATACATAAAAAAGGCTAGGATAACCCTAGTCTTTTATCGCTCCCAGATAACGCCGTTGTCAGCGTACCCCACGTATTCCACGCCATCAATAGGCTTCATGCCACGACCTTCAATCAGCAAGTCGCCGTCTTTATCTCTCCAAAAATCGAGCATGTCTGCCACTTCTTCCCACGGTTGCTCTTTCAATTCGTCTGCATATACATCTTGGATAAGTTCTTTGATTTCTCTTTCTGTATCAGTCATGAGTGCGTCCCTTCTTTCTGCAATTAATTCCTCTAGCTCGTTCAAATCCGAACCCGTAGCATGATTTCTGATAAAGCTACGAGCGGACGAACGTTTTGACAGATAATTGCGATGCTCTCTATTGTTTTTATTCCACTTCTTAGTGGCCTTTTGTTGTGCGTCCATGCGATCTACTCACTTTCCAAATCTAGCGACGAATAATTTATGATATAACTCAATGTCATCGTTAGTGACATCCAACAATTTGCCGTGAGATTTTTTAACATTCACGTATTTTTCAAGTTCTTCGACGTTACGCATGTTGCTGATGTCGTAGCCAGCTGTTAACAAACCATACAACGCTTTGTGGATTTCTCGCAAACTATCGTTTTCCAATTTTTTAGAAAGATTGAACATTTTGTTTGATGTTGCAGAGTTGTTTTTGATTTCGTCTGTGTATCGAGAACCTAAAATTGTTTGACCGTTTTTCATTTTGTTTTACCTGAGAACTTCTTTCGTTCTCCCTTTCCTTATCTTCATGTTTATTATAGTACATATACTATAATAAGTCAACACTTTTGACAAAGAAATTTAAGTTTTTTGCAAAATAAAAAAGCCCGACCTAAAGCCGGACAGTTCGAGAAATTTATCGAAATGATACCAAGTATTCCGAAATCTATGTTATCACTTATCTACGGAAATCACAAATAAAAAAAGAGCTATGAGACTAACTCATGGCTCTTTGCCTATGATGGACCTTTATTATACCAAATAAAAAAAGCCCCAGCAAATGCCAGGGCTTCGACCACTACTGCCATTGTATCCCTATTGCAGTGTGAGGGGAGGTGATATACTCCTTTTCATTTTTTAGTTTTCGTGGTCTGGTTTAATTATTCGTAGTAGTTGACAAGGTCGTCCTTATCCCAGCATGAGAGCCAAACCGTACCAAATTGGCCAAACTCGAAATGTCGATAATAATAACCGCCGTAGTAGCCGCCGTCTTGCATGTCAGTGATGTTAGATTCATCACCGGCGAAACTAAAGAACATGCCTGCTTTGAAGTCTTGATCAGCACCGTCTGGCAAATCGTTGCCGTCCGCTTCCACCCAGTTAACCATTGAAACCGGGATGCCGTTTTCTGTCCAGTCGAATCCAACGGGTGCTAAATAGTCGCATTTAATTTGCCAAATGCCATTGACATATTTGACCTCATTGGCTTCATAATATGCTTTTTCTTGTGGCACGACTGCCGTGTTAGCTTGATTGTCAGTCTGAGGTGCAGTGTCAGCGTATCGCCAAACCTCGATATAAGCTGGCTGATTCCATCCGTAGTAATCATTCCAAGGGTAAGTATTGATTGCTTGTCCAACTGCTCCTTGAGTTGAGAAATCGCAACTAATAAAGTATGTATCATCAAGCATGACACCGACGTGTCCACCAGCTCCACCAGAGCTAGACATGTCAGCACCCCATGACATCAAAACGATGTCGCCCGGCGCTGCATCCCATGATTCGTTACGACAAACACGATAAAAACCGTTGTTTGATAGTTGCTGGCCAAGAGTTACGGTTGATGGTAGCCCTTGAATACCGATACCGGCTTCTTTCAAAACTTGCGACATGATGCCGGAGCAGTCTCCAGTGCCGTCTGAACCGTTGCGAGAACCAAACATCGAATATGTGATTAGCCCTCGTCTGCTGGTAAAGCCGTTAACAATAGATTGTTGTACGCTCATATTAGTAGCCTTCCTTATCGTTTCGTGGTTGGTTGTAGTTTAGTGCTTGTTCGCTGTCTGCCACACCCTTAGTTGTAGGGTCTGTAACAATACCCAAGATTACCAAGATCACAACGAATGTATTTACACCCTCTTGGATATTGTGCGGGATTTCAAGCCCGAATTGTTGCAACATAAGGAACACTGCTGAGATAAGAGCTACTAGAGTAGCTTTGTTTTGTAAACGTAGTTTAAAATTAATCATTGTCATTATTCTCCTTTTCTTCTTTCAAGAAAAACTTTTCTTTATCAATGTTTCTCTTAACAAAATTGTCAATATAAGGGATTTCAACCCCTAGAGCGGATAGACTAGCCAAAATACTAGAGCCATAAGCTGCTATCATAGCAAAGATAAATGTATCAATTACACTACCTAAATTCATGAAAACCGCAAATGGGTAGAAGATTGCTACAAACGTAAACATGGCAATGTGCCCGACCAGCCCTTTTCTGAATTTTGAGCTTGAAAACTCGTGGAAAGCCCAAGCTCTGGCCACTCCGATGACGATATCACTGAGAATGATAATCATTAGCAGAAATACCCATAAGTGCTCATCAATGCCGTGTGCATAGAAGTCTCTGACTACGTCGAACACGCCGAAGATGCCGTCTGGTTTGCTGTGCATTTAACACTCCTTGACATATTATTTAACCCCCATTTTTTTAAAACAAGAAATTCTTGATAATTTCATCCGCAATAGCTTGATGTCCTAAATCGCCGGGGTGACTAGCAACTCCGGGATCGGTAACTGTGTACTTAGTACCGTCTGGCAAGTCAATGATAGCCCCAACATAAGACTTATATTTAGGGTCTTTAGAAAACTTGTAGATGTCTACAAAAGTAACATCAAGAGGGGCACAGATACGCTTCAATCGGTCAACAAAGTCTTGTGAAGCATAGTACACACCCACCCAATAGATAAGTGCTTTAGGTGAAGCATTGCGAATCCAACTGATAAGGTTTGGGATATCTGTTTCAAGGTTTCTTCTTTTTTCGTCGTTGTTTAGGTTGTCCCCGAACTGCAAAATAACGATATCTGTGTCTGGTTTCAACGTTAACATCATTTTGCTTTCGAACGTTTGACGGCGAGTGTTTGGCTCTGATTCCCACGATGCACCGTTACCGCGTTCTACGACGGCGTCTGGATTCTTGGACTGGATGTATTTTCTAACGAGAGTGAAATAGTCCTTATCTTTCGAACTGGCAGCCATACCAATGCCCTTGAGCCATCCATGGCTAGCGATTGAGTTACCAAACACTACGACACGTTTAGGAATGTTTGAAACCGTTGATAGATTACCATTGTTATCAACCAAGAGACGGAATTTAGTTCCGTTCGGACTAACAACCATCGGTGTTCGTTTGAAAATTTCAAGCTCCGAAACAATAGGCTCAAGCTTGTCAGTGGTGCGTTTCAAGTCTTCCACTTTCTCGTTAGCACTTTCCTCTGCTACCGTGTAAGTGAACGGGATAGCGTTGTTAGTACGGTACATGATTTTACCAGCATATCCAGCATTGCTAGTTGTATGCTGAGCGTCCTGAATAAGATTCTGCTCACCTTTTGAGGCATACACAGTGTTATCTTTTGATTCAAAGAATAGCTGTTCACCGTAGAAAATAGCGATGTTTTCGTGTCTCAAACTCAAGCGGTTATAACCAGCGCTTAAATCTTTCGTGAATGTTCGAGGTGACACAATTAACTGGTTTTGGTCGATGTTCCCGATAGCAAACTTATATGTTCCTGCATCCTTAACATAGACATCCACGGTGTCGATAAACCCTTTTGTTTTAGGCCATGTATCAACCGGCGACATATAAGCTAGGTTATCAACCGTGGTTTTTTGTGTCGAGTCAATCCCGTCAATATTTAGACCAAATCGAGTGCCGTTGTTGTCGCTGCTCAAGAAATTGACGCTAGATTCTAGGGCAGACGCTCCATAATCTAAATTCTTTAGCAATGAAGCCTTAGAAAGCCCACCTTGGATAAGTTTTGATTGCGGGTCCCTAAGCTGCCTTGTGATTAACAGAAAACCGTTTTCTGGCGCCATGTAATCTTCACTAATCAAAGCATCTTTTGTCGAAAACTGCTTGAGTTTACGGTTATCGACACTGAAGAAGTAAGTAAACACCCCACGAACATCTTTCAAGCCGTAGGTAACGCCTTTTTTAAGGGTAATTGGTGGATACACTCCCCAGTCCGCCGCATCCGCTTTGTCTTGGGCGCTTCCAGTGTAGAACTTACCACGAATGAACGCATTCTCATCAAGAATCTGCTTAATTTCCGTTACAAAGTCAAGGTCGGTAGCCTTGACATCGACTGACAATTTCGGGATTTTAAGCGAAATATAGCCGTCTGGGAGATTGTTCATGTCAACGTTAGCCGCTGCTAACTCTGCAACCGACGCATTAAACACTTTAGGCTTAGCGTCGCTATTTTGAGTAGATACATAAAGAAGTGAATCTTCTGTCGGGGTGTATTCAGTGCTAATTACCGTGTCGTTGTTAGCTAATTTCTTGATCACACGGCTACCGTCCGCTGATGTTACATAAGTAAGGATTCCTCGAACACCGACAATGTAATAGGTTTTCCCCTTGTACAAATTGACTGGCAGATAGCGACTCCAGCCGCCTGCTACGTCATTGATAATCTTCCCGCCATTCTCTACCCAGAATGTGCCGGTAATGCGGTCAGTAAGCATTTGCTTGATGCCTTGGGCAAAGTCAATGTTATCAGCGGTTACTTCATTACCACCAAGCCCACGAGACTGATAGACACCGCCTTCTTTCCATGAGCGAGCCCCTTCGTCGTAGTAGTACCACTTACCGGTGTCTTTGGCTACGACAATGCCGTTAGCACCGTTTGGATAAGTGCTACTGATTTCAGATAGTGAGTTGAGAACTGCTTTCGGGGCGTTGGATTCGATTTTATTGAACTTCTTTTCAACGAAATCAGCACTTGCTTTCCCGTTTAGGGTGTTCTCGATAGTGCTAAGACGGTCATCAAGATTGCCAGCAAGTCCACGGGCTTTGATGACTTCCATGTTAGTATTGCCATTAGTGGCACCGTCCGCATAAGTCGTTTCAATAGCCTTAGCGATGGCTTCCCGAACATCCGCCCCTCTGGTCTTTTTACGGATTGCCTTGGTCAAAACACTAATGTTCTTAGTGTTTTCCAAAGGCGTGACATCATCGTAGAGGTTCAAACGTCCCTCCGCTTCGATTTCTGGCATGTTTAATTACCTCCATTTAATTCTTTTTGTAACCTAGCAATTTCGGCTTCAACGTCTCTAATCGTTCTAGCACGCTCTTGTTCGTCCATATTGAACGACGCTAACTGGTTATCATAGTTAGCTTTAGCAGTTAGATAATCAGCGTACTGCTTATCGTAAGCCGCAATCTCGTCCGCTGAAGCGTTAGGGCTAGGCGGTGTAGGTGCTGTTGGTGGCGTTGGTTTTGAGCTAGGTTTGTTCTTAAGTGCTGCGAGTTGACTTTGTAGAGCCTTCAAACGTTTCTCTTTGTTAGCTGTCGAAGTATTCTGTTTCAAACGTTCGATAGAGTTTTCAGCCTCTTGCAATTGAAGTTGATACGCTGAAAGTGATTGAGATTGTGAACCGATAGTCAAATCAACACTCTGTGGGTTTAGAATATCAATTTTTTTCTCCAAGATTTGCAAAGTTTCAATCCCAGACAATGGCGCATTGATAATCGGGTGCTTGTTCCCAATTTCAAATTTATCGTATCGGTTATCAATCAGATAACGCTCTACCGCTGAAATCGTCCATTTTGCGAGTGCGATTTTTTGGTTTCGTAAATACTGCTTACCACGGGCTAAAAGTACGCTAGGGTTATCGATTTCAGTCCAGATAACAGCCTTACGAATAATACCAAACTCTTTCATCAGCTCTTTATCTTCTAAGTAAGCTCGATTGTTATTGACGTGCCAAATAGTCAATTGCTCCCTGGTAACATCGGGGCTCTGGTCCTCGTCTGGATGTTCCTTCTGAATATCAGCACCAATCGGCATGATTTGAGTAGCTAGACCGTCAAAATCAAGCTCACGGCTTGCTGATTTGATATTCTTACCAATTTGAAGCGGTGATTTTTTGGTTTCTCCAATCTGAGCGGTCCAGTCCACATATAAGCGAGTGTTTCGCTCATATATGGTCAAATAACCCCCGATATTGTTTATAATGCGCTCTCGGACACAATCCCAAGTGCTTTCATAGCCCAGATAACGCCAAGGTTTATCCGTCCTACTGTTAACCGTGCAAGTGCCAAGATTGATGCGTTTGTAATCCTCAACCTCACCATTCGCAACCCTTAGAATTTCAGTCAAGTAAGGTGCCGCTCCTTGATTTGGCAATTTCTGGAACCACTGAGCAGAATCATGCAAGAATGAAAGAAAGTCCTCACAGGTCACTTTCTGAGCGAATCCATTCGTTGTCATTTCATTAGTAGATGTCAACACTCGACCTACAAACTCAACATTGCCATCGTAGAGGTTAACTACTTCGACGATTGATTTGAACGGTACCATTTTATTGTA